GCTATCCACTACTATTATCTGCCCTGCGACAAATCCACTAGCATCATCTACTGGCACCGAAGTGGCACCAGTACTCGATATAGCACCATCAAGGGTTGTTGTAAATTTAGAATAATATGTATACCCAGACCCATTGGAGTCATAGTGGGCAAACACAAGGAACGTCTCTGCCGCGAGGGTCCGCCACGTTATGGTATCCGTTACGCGATCTGCAGGGGTGGCAAGGGCCGAACCCCACGAGTTCGATGTGTTGTTGTACAGATATATCTTAGCGGCCTCACTTACGCTCCCGTTCCAGGCGACGTAGATTTCCCCGCTCAACTCGCCTATGGCCCCTATAGTCGGACCTGTCAGGCTGGTCGACGAGGCATTGGCCGCAGCGTCGTTGTCGAGACCCGGCAGTATCAAGTGATTCTTGTAGCGTAGCTGAAGGGTGCTCCACCACGCGCGGTTGACGTCCCCGCCATGCTCCATGCGGTTGACGCCTATCCCGCCCCGCCAGTCCGACCACGCAATAACGGATGTGCGCGTCTGGCTGTCTTTTGTGGTATCGCCTATGACAACCTTGGCTGGATACTGACTGGCGAGAACGCTCTGAACGGGTCTCGCAAGTGGGTAATATACACCACCCAGGCTAATCTCGTTAGGGCTCTCTACCTTTGCGGCCATTATTCAACCAACCGTACATTCGTAAGTAAAGGAAGGGCTCTCTTGGCAGCGTTAGCCATGCCGAACCAGAACCCCGCCTGACCACGTCGTTGGTCAGGGTCTGTGCCCGAACCACCAGAGGAAGCCGCATATGCCCTCGCAGTAGCTGCGGCTATGAGATACCGCTCGCTTACCTCAGACGTATCCGAGTCCGAAGTGAGCAGCGCGGGCTTATCCCCACCCACTATCTTTAGCAGGCTGTATCGGGCTACATTGTGCATATAGCTGTCAAACACCACATCCTTGGCTTCCTTGTCTATACGCCAAAGATTGCGCGGTATCTTGATCCACTCGGCGGTGTCGTTCTTAACCACGCTGATATCGTCCAGCCACACAGTAGCAGCACCTATATCAGCGTCATACTCAAGTCCCACTGAAATAATAGCTGTGTCGGTCTCGGGGTTAGCCAGGGCCACACGGCAGAATTTCCACGTATTGGCAGATAGCGCCGGTACGTTCAGTGTTTCTATAGGTGACGCACAACTGGCCGTGTCATCGAGCAGTATCTTCAGATTGCCTGACGACGTAGCTACCGTGGACTTGATCCAGAACTCTATATAGTCATAGCCGGAGATGTCCTTGCTGGTGATCGAGTCCGTAGCTATGTCACCGGCAGAAGCGCCCGCTGCTATGACAAACTTACAGCTTTGAGTTCCCTGCTTCTTGTCCTTTGTATCCAGAGATACTGTAATATCACTGTCTACTGTCTCGTCGAACGCCTCGGCACACGCATGAAGACGGGTAAAGTCCACGCTATTGCGATAGTAAACGTCCTGAACCATTGAGATACCGGACGGCACGTCGAAGCGTAGCGTACTCCCGTCGGCGTGGAAAGAGAGGTTCTCTATTGGGTCCCAAGCGTGACCAGTGGACTCAAGAATAGCCTGATTTATAAACTCATCTATAATTACGGGATTGTACTCGTCGTCCCATACCTCATACGTATCGCTGGTAGCCGATGAAGCGGCAACAGCGGGGGATAGTGTGAGCGTAGTGGAACTGGAGGTGTAATCGCTGACACGAGTTACCTGTCCGGCAGTCCCGTCAGCGTCGTTGAAAACCACCCACCTACCATTAAAATTATCATCTGCACCAATAAGCGTGTTGTCTACTATAGTGGTAGTAGACCCATTCCCACTGGCAGACGACACGTAAAGTGCACCTAGATTATACCCAATGCTCTGGCGAAGCTGGGCGCGGGTCCGTCCCTGGATAACTGCCATACCTGCACCCCATGATTATTAGTATTTGGCCCTACGCACGACCTTTTTCTTGGTCTTCTTGGCGTATGATTTGGCGGCTTTTCGTCCCTTAGTTGTGTACGGGAACTTCTTCTTTCCCACCCTTGGCATATGCTGGCTCCTTGCCATTAAGGCTGGCTATAGTTCGCTCAAGCTCGGCTATCTTGGCCTCACTATCGGTTAGAGCCCGCTTTAGCGTGGCTACCTGCACAAGTAGGCCCGTGGCCTCGCTGGCCTTCTGGTTGAGCACAAACGCGATATCCTGCTCGTTTACCTGTAACTCCTGTGTCACTAGTTTCCCTCCGTGCCCGGATAGTAGATAAGGTTGCTACCACTTTGAGTGCGCTTTGCCCGATACGCTTTAATGTCGTTTAGTATGCGCCCTATCTCCTTACGCTGTTCCGGTGTAGGGGGAGGCTTGTGGCTCTCCGCCCTGACCTCCGCAAGCCACTTATCCACCGCGTGTGAAACCATGTCCTCAAGATGAGCGTTAGAGGTTGTCTCGTCGGCAAGCACACAGAACTTGTTCTGCTTACCGGTGACGGGGTCCTTCACCCGGAAGATGTGTGACTGTATCTGCCCACCAGTCTCAGCGTTGTGCCCCGCGGGGGCTACAGAGTAATCCATAACCCCCGCAGGAGTCCAAAGTTCAGTTGTCATTTAGCCCCTGATGCTCAGCATAACCCACTGATTGTCTGAGTCTACCGCAGGTATACCCATCGCAACACCGATGTTAGCAACATCTGCTTCATCGGAGTAATCAGTTCTTTCTGCCTCTCCATCTTCCCCGCTTGCCTGCGAGTGGGTTACTGCGTCACCAACAATGCCTACCTGCGCTCCTAATCTTAGCGAACATGGCCCTGCTGTCTGTATCCAGCAGAAATAATCCGCTGTTACAGGAGCAGCAGATACGCCAATAACTCCAGTAGTCATGGTCCCGTCACCATCAATAATCTTTACATCTTTGTAAGGACTATACATGAGACCAAAAAGCGAAGAGGTGGTTAATGCTGTTACAAGTCCATCGGGCTCATCAATAGTAATTGAGAGTCCAGTCGCACCAGATACAGCAGTATTAGACTTAACTTTATAAGTCTCCCCTTGCCCTGGTCCATCGTTAAAGTACACATAGCCATCTGCATACTGGTCTTTAGTCGTGGTAAGAGAAGTTCCACTAGTAAAGGTGGTTTCTCCTGCTGAAGTGGCAGCAGCCGCTACATCCATGTCATGTGCCGCAACAGCAGCAATACCATCTAGCAAGTAACCACCGTGGGTAATAGCTGTACCACTATTCTCTGCATAGTAGTAAACCCTACCATCAGGAAGTGTACCTCTAGTTCCAAGTTTGTGCCTTTGATCTGAAGTCTCACGTTTTTCCATTCCGTAAGACAAATTCACCGTTAGTGGGAATGCCATACCTAACCTCCTTTAAGGTTATTGTTTGAGCAGGCTCAATGTCCTGCGATAGACCGATATTATTTTGTCGGGGGCGGCCTCGGCCTATCGTTACAGCCGCCCCCGATACATCACCTGTGTCGCTTACCCACTGCGCTCTCAAACCGCCTCTTTACCTCATCCTTCCTAGCGCCTTTATCTTCAACCGCCTCACTGAGGACTGGTTCCCCCCTGTCTTCAACGGTCTCTACCACCACCTGTGTTTTCGATACAGAGCACCACTTACACTTGCAGTCTTCGCCCGGTACCCAGGGGAATAGCCCTATCTTGGCCTTACGCAGCACGTAGTCTGGATTACCTGGAACATTTGACACAGATGTACCGATGGCATCAGTTATATTGCCTTCATCGCTATAGGTTTCCCTGTGCCAGTACAGCGTCGTTTTTGGCTGCCAGTCATCTATGTACTTCATCGAGTAACCAAGATTAACTAACTCTGCCTTCATCTGGTTACGTCCGGTTATTCCAGAAACCATGCTCGCTCCTAGTTATTAGTTGCCAGTGCTGTTACGTCAAGTGTGATGCCTGCGCCACGGCTGTCATCTAATTCAAACACACCGTAATCAGCGGTCATCACCACTTCCGTGGCCCTGAGAGATGCGTCGCGCTGTCGCTCAGTCCTGGTATCTACGCTGTTAAGTGCCGCCAAAGCGGTCTTGTCAGCTATAACACCGATACCGTCACCGGAAGAGTCCTCTGTAATGTTACCGTCTTCAAATATCGGCACATTGTTCATGGGACGGAGACCGCTCCAGAAGTTAGCCAGCAGGTCCTGGGACCAACCCTCCGGTATAGCCGCAGACCCAGAGGACGCGACTACTGCCGCTTCCTTGGAAAGGTATGCAACCGCATTCGGGTGGTGAAGTATATAAAGCTGGTTGCCAAACTTGTTGGCCTTCGCGTAAGCGATAACTCCCTGTACGTTGGATGCCTTCATGAACTTGGTAGCAGCACCCAACTTGGTGCCACCATTTAGGCTGGTGTAGAGAGCAAGGACATCCTTGTCCTTCTTCCTAGCCATGCCGTCGCCGAGCTGTCGTCCGATTATGCTGAATACATTATCAGCAGCCTGTCGGACTAACTTATCGGTCAGGATCACCTTGGCCCCGACCTCTGATGCCGTCAGGTCAACCGTGGTCATGCCGATGTCTTCCTCGTCCACAATGTCCTGTCCATCGGTTAAATCGGACATGGTCATCTGTCCCACCTTGGGAACAGTTACCTGCTTCGCTCCCTTCGGGAGACTAAACTGCTCTATTAACGCTAGAGCCGGAGCGTTGTGCTCCTCTGTATACCTACTCGCCGCAATAATGATCTTCTGCGCGTTTTCAAGATTACCTGTCGTCGCTGCCTGGGCCATCCTTATCCTCCTTAACTATTAGGCTAGACCTGCTGCTTTTCTCGCCGCCGCTTGTGCGCTCGGCGATCTATCTCCGCCATTATACCTATCCAGCCAGCCCCCCTCATCGGCAGCCACTTGTGGATTGCCCTGACTGTTGTCAAATGCCTGTGCGGGCACCTGCGCTTGCTTTAACCTTGCGAGTTCCATATCTCGTTCCCTATCACCAGACAACTTCTTCGCAGCCTGCTCCATAGACTGAGGATCGTTGTAAACCCTCAGTGCCGCAAGGTCACTTATGCCAAGTTTGTACTTAGCAGCAAACTGCTCTGCTGCTGCTTGCTGACCCTGCAAGTGCCTCCCGTACTGCTCTGCCTGCTGCATCAGGGTAGCCTGTTGCTGCTGGCCCTGCATATAGTTATTGGCAGCCTGCTCCGCGTGCTCAGGCAGATAACCCTGTGCCTCTAGCTGTTGCTTGTATTGATCTGCCTGGGTCTGTAGCACAGCCCTCTGCTGGACCTGCGCGTATTGAGCAGCGTCCTGCTGCATCCTCTCCAGTTGCCCTGGCGCGTACTGCGGCTGCACAGGCACCTGCGGTGAAGCTGGCACCTCATTAGTCGAGGTAACTTCAGTTGCCGGTGGGGCAACCTGTGCCGGAGGAGCGGTTACATCCGGCTGCTCCGATACAGTATCCGCTATAGGTAATTCAGCCTGCGCCGGTGACGAATCAAGACCATCTGGTGCCACATCTACAGCACTATCAGCCGATGGTGGCATATTCTCTACGATTTCCGTCGTCATATCAAATTCCCCCTCTTTAATCAGTCAAAGATACAAATTATGTATAGTATTGTCAAGTTATACTATCTACCACCCCTCGTCAGGAGAGGGGTCACTCGGCCTGTAAAAACCCCAAAAAACTAGTATCTTATCC